GCAGCTCTAAACATTTCATGTTTGGCAATATAGAAAACCTCTAATTTACTTAAAGGCTCAGGAGTGTGGCGAACTACTCTCCGGTTGACTTTTTTTCGTTTAGTGTGTTTCCGTGTGTTCGCCATAACAGAAATTATCGCTTACTGATTAAAACAAACAGATCATCAACACGCTGTTGCAGTTGCAAACTTTGAGTTTCTAATCTTGAAATCTGGTCTTTAATCGAGCTGCCTGAATTTGGTTTAAGTTCAGATAAATACGATTTAATAAGAAAGCGCAGACCCACTAATAAACTGGTTGATACGGCGCATACGCCAACGACGATAGCGACCCAAGATTCGACTGTCATGAAGCATTGATTCCGTAATCAGCTTCGCTCCCTGACTTTGGATCTAACGCTTTGGCAATAGGCGCAACAATTGCACCAAGCATAGTTGCATATGCTGGATGAATGTCAGCCACGATTGCTAAAGCAACTGTTATTCCACTAGCTGCTACAGCTCTCAAATATGACTTAATTGCTGCTTTGTGTTTTTTGGTCAGTTTCATTAGTTGCCTTTCAGTAGTGGGATATTGAACTTGTCGCCATTTTGATTTGGCTTAAAACTTACATGGATGTGCTTATGGTGTGGATTAATGCCCCGATATTTAACCCAACGCCAAAGCGACTTACCTGAACATATTTTACCAGCGTGGATTATGTAAGAAATACGCTTATCTTTTTTTGCTTCGAGTCGAAGTTGATCTGCCAAAGCATGACTAATCCCTTGTTCGTCAGATAAGCCAGCGTCAATATCGATCGCGCATACTTCACCTGATGGTCTTGGGTTATGGTCGGACTTCCTTGATTGATGCTTAAGATCACCGATCCATCCATCAGCTTTCCTGCTGCGATCCACGAAAGTATCATTTACTTGATCGCGTAAAGTATTAGCAGCTTTGGATAGGTAAGGCTTCATTAGCCAAGAATCAATTTTGCTTCGTCAGCAGTTAAACCTAGACGATCAAGAATTGCTTGGCGTTGGGTTTCTTTTGCTTCAACTTCGGCTTTTGCTGTTGCTGAGTTGTCAGCATCTAATTTGATTTGAGCAATTTCCTGAGTAGTTGCATCTCTAACAATTTCTTCTCCAGTTGTGCAATTAACTTCTTTAATCTGTGGTTTTGATGTAGCCATATTATTTCACTCCGTAAAGTAGAATTGTTCCAGATGTCAAGTTACCGGTGCTTGTTAAAAATCCAAGTGATGAAATTGCAGCAGTTTGATTGTAAATACCACAACCCCAATTAAAACGCCAGTTTGCAGTAGTGCTTGGGTCTACAGTAAGTGAGTTAAAATTAACACTTTTCCAAGTTGCAGTATTAGTATAATCTGGAATTGTTAAAGCCATTAATCCATTACCAACCGAGTTATCATTATCGGCTGAAATATTAATATTTGTTCTATTGAAAGTTCCTGAGGTTCTTTCTACTGCAATAATTTGTCCATGACGGCTGGCTGTTGAATCATTATTGAATCGCATGTTCAAATCTGTTCCGTCGTTTGCTGGTAAATAGTTTCGAATAATTATGTATAAATCTTTGTAGGTTTGAGGTATTGAACTTAAAACTGTTGAAGCGCCAGTAAGAGTAGTTGTGCTAATTAAAGTCATTGCACCTGCTGCAACATCTGCCCAGATATAGTCTAAATCTGTTCCTGAATTCTTTTGTAAAAATTGTCCAGTAGTTCCACCCTTAAGGTCTACTAAAGATGTGTCAATATTTGAACCAAGTGTGCGGATAGCGGCAGCGCCATCTTTTACGAGGTCTGTATCAGCTGGGGTTGTCCAGCCAAAATTGGTTGTTGTTGGCATTATTCTCCTATGCTCAGGCTACGATTGTAGCGTATTCCCATGTCAAAGTGTTGCTTAAAGTGTTCCATGCCTCTGTGGCTGGGGTTGTATTCCAACGCATCGCCACTTGGCTAAATGCAACTGGAGAAACATTAATTGTCAAAAACAGTTCATTAAAGCGAGTGCTCCATGACCAGCCTTCAACATAACCCTCAAATTCTCCACCTGATATTTGAGTTGGTAGGTTTTGGATATTGACTGGCAAGCCCATAAATACACCCAATAAAGCATCTCGATCTGAGTTGTCAATTTCAGGGTTAGTTATTGGGAAAGTGATCGATTGGAACTTAGGTAATGGATAAGCTCTTTGAGCGATATAACGATCAGCAATTGCTTGAGCATCGGCTGAGCCATGAATTCTTGAGTTAATGGTTTCGGCTTTGTAACCATATAGGGCAATAGATGCGGCATCTGTAGCTGTTTGCTGTGAGTTATAGTTATTGCCATAATTAATATAAATATCATTCCTAACATCACCTGAGCGCATAACTGTAGATAGGCCATTACCTAAAGCATGACCAGCATCTAGGTCAACATAACCATTGACTAAAAGATAAGTTTGCCTATGGTCTGCATCTGCATAACCTATGTTTCCTGTATTATCTTCATAAATATAACCAAAAGCAGAATTGGCAATATCAGATACAACATTGTAAATCGTGTCAGTTACATTTGATTGGGAACTCATTGTATAAAGACCTGGTTGATCTATTTCGCCAAGTCCTAAATTGACTGCATTCTCCCAAGTTTCAGTTGCATTGTAAGTTGCCCAAGTTGTAGCTGATGGGACATCATTCCAAGTCCCAAGCAATACGCTAGACAAAATTTCATAGATTTGGTTGCCATCCTCATCCTGAGAAATGTTATCGTTCCAAATTTCTCTGGCTATTCTGGCAAGTGAACCCATAGCTAAAATTGTATATTGAACAACAGTTGAAACAGATCCAGTAGCGCCTACCTCAACACTTACATCTGTAATGTCGCCACCAAATATACTTACATAAGTTGCTGAACTATCTTTGACCTGTAAATCTAAACTGTCATTAATGTCAAAGGGTAGTGTTTGATTATTTAATGCGATTAAAGTTATTTGAATGTAAGATGGATTTGGCTGTAAGTAAATATCAGTTCGACCAGCCTCATGTCGAATATCACTTATTGCTATGTCAGTATAATCAACCCCACCGACAATTAATTTCCAATCTGGTGTCCAAGCACTCATGGCTATGGTTTAACAGCTGCGCGTGAAAGGTAAGGATTAGATCTAGCAGCACTTTCATTAATTGCTTTAGTTACAGCTCTTGCTGCACTTTCGCTATCGATTGCATTGACATTAATGTTGTTAATTGTTTGGCCGGGAGCGCCTTTACCTGATGCTGCTCCACCCGAGAATTTAGGAGTTGATCCAGTTGCAATACCTACCGCGCCTAATCCAATAGCTGCTGCTGCTCCACCTACCAATAATGAAGTTCCACCTGTTGCAAATGCTGTCGCTACAGATGCTGCTGCTGCTGCATTCCTCAAAGCAATCATGGCTGTTACTAAGGTTTGAACTGCTGCTACAAATGCAAGAATTTTAGATGTAACAAATACAGTTGCAATAATTGCACCTAGAACTAATAACTCCTCTTTAATGCTTATAACAAATTGAATAGTTGATCTTAATTGTTCGCCAAATTCAAATGCGCCCTGTGTTGCTGCTGTTATTCCTGCGGTTACTGAATCCTCGCCAATTAATCCAGCTGCTAAAGCTTCGATGTTTGGAACTGCTGTTGCTAATAAATAATCTGCTAATTGTTTGACAACTGGTAGTAATGCTGCTCCGATCGCTTCCTTAGTTTCATCTAGGGCGATGGTTAATTGCTTAAACTTAAACTCAGCGTTAGTAGCTTCATTATCTATAAAACCTTGATAGGTTGCCTGTAACTGTTTTGTTGTTTCATCGAAAGATTGGCTTTTAAGGGTGGCTGCATCAATTCCTAGACCTAATCTACCTAAAGCGGTATTTGACCCGTCATAAGCCCTTCCTAGGGCTGTTGTAACGGCCTCTAGTGGCTTACCTGTGGCAACGCTGATCTCTTGAGCAAGGTTAAGTAATTCTTGAGCTTTTGTAACATCCTGAGTCGATCTAATTAATCGGCTAAATGCAGGTCTTAAAACATCATCTGTTGTAGCTGTTGCAATAGATTGTTTTGTAATGTATTTATCAATTGCAGCGATTTGTTGCTCAGTCGCCTGAGTATTTGATCGAATAGTTTGCTCAAGGTTTTTACGACTTTTTTCGTCCTCAGCTGCTGCTTTAACTGCTGCAACGCCAAAGGCTGTTGCTGCTGCGCCAACAACCGCAAATGCTACTGCTGCCTTTTTACCAAAGTCTGCTATTTGATCTGCTGATTTATTGACTACTTTTTCAGCATCATTTAATCCTTTTTTTAGACTATCAATATCAGCTGCGAGTGCAACGGTTAAGGTTCTACTGGCCATCTGCAAACTCTTTTCTAATGTCTAATATAATGTCCTCAAACTCTTTAATAATTGTTGGCTGTAAATGTCTGATTGTAGGATAAATAAACCAACCGCGAGATCCCGGGCCTTTAGGCATTGGGCCAGACCATCTTGGAAATTGAGGATAATTTTTTGAACCAAATTCGTGTGCTGCGCCAATACCAATACGATTACCTTTAGTATCGCCTCGAGTATTAAATTGAGTTGTTGCTCCACCTGAAAACTTTTGAGAAGCAAAACCAAAAGAGATTTCACCAAGTAATGATGACTTCTTTACTTTACCGCCTTGAGCAACACGATCAGCAACTTTACCTCTTGATGCTGCAATACGCCTGATCTCACTTAACTCTTTTTGAGCCAACTCGCCAACTCGGCGTTTGGTTTCAGTAACTGCGATTTCGCTCATGTTTCGAATTACTTTAGCAAATTGATTAAGTTCTTTTTTATCATAGACTATTAGAGGTTGCGTGCTACTTGCCATGCTATTCCTCCAATATCTCTATCGCTGTTAAAATGTCGTCCGCATCAGTCCATTCACTTATTGGAATTTGAGTGGCTATTGCCAACTGAACCAATAAACGACTAAGACTCCCTACAGGATGGCTTTTGGGCTAACATCACCGACTTGAATATCGGTAACAGTTTCCATCCAAGCTTCATAAGGTTTAACAGCCTTACCAGCTGCTTCGCGCTTATGTGCGTGATAAGCCAAAAACATTAAATCATTAACGCCGATCTTTTCAGATGCTTGGCTAATAATGTTTCCTGTTTTCTGCTCCCACTTAGCCCACTCAGGCGGTTGGGCTACATAAGTGGCTTGCTCGCCTGAGTTATATTCAATTGTAATTGCTAGTTTCATTTGTTTGCTCCCGTTTTATTTATTAAGCGAAGTTTTCTGCTGGCACTCCAATTACTTGGAATGATAAAGTTACAGTCTGTGCATCTGGTGCAGTTCCACCGGCTGATGGCCATGATGGCAATACTTGGAAAGTAAAGACTGCGCCTGATGTAGCTGTGAATACTGTGCTGATACCTGTGTCTGGTGCTGACTCAGAAACTCCCCACAGAATCTCGCATAGAGATCCAGTTGCGCCCCAGTCGGCTAACATTTCAACATCAAATGTGAAGTTGTTATCAGTTACCTTAAAGACTTTTCCGTCTAGTGTCTGATATTCCTGACGATCCATTTCGCCAGTAAGTGTTGCGCTTGTAGCTTGTGCGTCGAAATTGTTACCGCCGATTGTGAAGGTAACATCCCGACCTGTTATAACGGTGGTAGGCATTTTCGCTCCTTATGTTGTTTGTTGATAATAGGTTGCTACTCGAATATCAGAGATCAACATTGTTGATGCTCCGATAGTTGTTACTGTTGGTCTTTCAACCTCTCCGACAATATATCCACTAGGAATAACTGCCAGAATGCTCATGATTAATTGCTCGATATTATCAAGCGATGCTGGATTACTATTATAGGCAACCACAGCTGTAATGGTCATATTAACTTTAGTTCTAATTTGGCTTTTGCCAATAGTTTCAATTTCCAAATATGGGCTATCAGGAACGACAACTACTGCTGGAGGAATAACACTCTCTGGCACATAAGCATAAACATTTCCAGCCACACCTGCTAATGCGGTTGCAAGTGGTTGTCTAACTGATGAAAGAATTGTGGATGGTGGCATTTATTGACACATACTTTCAGTATCCATATAACTGCCTAATAATCCTACGCATTTATTGAATAATGAGCGACCCATTCTAAAAGGAGTTGCTGTAAAATCTACTCCTTCGATTTGTCCACCACCTGCTAATCTTGCTTGGAAAACCTCTACTGAAACTGTGTAAACGGCTGACTGAACAGCTGCGTTTCCAACATAAGTTGATGCTCCAGATAAAGTGGCAACTCCACTTGGAATAACATTTGCTTCATTGATGTCGGCATTTGTGATTGCAGCTGAAAAGGTATACTCGCCAAGATTGTCTGCAAGTATTGTTCTTGTTCCATTGTAAGGTGATCCGCATCCTGTGATGACAACTGATTGTCCTTCGGTAAATTCATGTATTCCTAGTGTAGTAAAAGTGGCGACATTATCAGTCAGCGACACTTTATCAATTGGGCTTTTGAATGTAACTAGCATTGGCAGAATAACTGTTTCTGCTGTATCAATAATTTGGTTTAA